GGTTCAGAAAGAATTTGCTTTATTAGAAGAACTTTCGCCTGGCGCTGAGTTGCAACGTGCTATTGAATTGGCCGAATTGATTGATACTAAAGTTGCATCTGTAGATGCACAAACAACACTGAAAGAAGACAATAAAAATAGAATTACTTTAACACAAGTTGTTAATGATAAAGATCGAATTAAATTTGCAGCACTTGCGAAAGAAGTTATTGATACAGAAGAAAACTTTTCAAATATCAATATATCATCTTCTAGATCAGAAAAAGATTATCACTTTCGTCATGTGGATGTTGATCGTTCTATATACATACAACTTAAACCATCTGGAGCAAAGGGCCAAGTTAGAGATGATCCTAATGAACTTTTAGCAGGCATTTTTTCTTGTTTAAACTATTCAGACCCCACTAATATTCAAGAACTTGATGCTTTGATTGATCTTGCAAAAAATAATATAGGCAAGAGTCAAGGACATACTCAGGGACAAATAGATTTGTTTGATAAAGCATATACTAATGCTTGTCAAGCGATATCGGCTGCAAATGCTATGAAAAAAATGTTAGGGGGGACTGCTGACAAAGTATTTATGACAGGTGTTAAATGGCCCTCTGAAGTTGAAGTATTTAAAAGAAATGCTTATGGTATGAAAGACTTTAATTCCTCTGATATTATATTAAAAAAGGGAAATACATACTTTGGTGTTTCTCTTAAAAAGAAATCATCAAAATCTGCTGAAGATCCCACAATTCTAAACAAAGCATTTGATACAATTTTAAATGGCCCCGCACTTGTTTCTGTTAAAACTAAATTAGCAAAAAAGAAAGAGGAGTTTTATGTTAAAGTTATAAAACAAGCTATGAAGGAAAATATTCTTGGTAAAAAACCTGTTAACGCAAAAAATTGGAAAACTTTTTTAGGCGGTGGGAAATCTGGAACTAATACAAAGTTGGGAAATGATTATGTTAACAAATCACTTAAATCAACTTCTTCTCTTTTTAAAGATATGTCAGATATTATTAAATCAAATGAAAAACTTATTGCAGAAAGTTTAATAAATCTTGTATTAAAAATGGATTTAAAAGATTTACAAAAAAATAATTTCATGTTTTCTTTAATAACTGGTAATGGTAGATATGGCCCAAATATTGGTGCTATTATAGAAGATGCAGATGTTTACGAAGTAGACACTATAGTTGAAAAAATGGATCAGTTGGGTTGGTCGGATAGAAATTTATCAATAGAATTTAATAACAAAAGGGTTCAAGCATTTGATGTTGGTGCCACTGCTGCAAAACTTTTTTATGTTGTAAAAGTTGGCAAACTTGACATAATAAAAATAGAGTTAAGATATAAAGGTTCGTTTACTGCACAACCACAATTTTTTGCAGTATTTACCAATAAATTTAAAGAGATGTTAAAATGATATCATTTACACAACTAGACGAAGACAAAGGTGGTAAAAACTTACACCTAGAGCATCTTGAAGATGAAATCCTCAACTATGGAGTTGATGGTGGTAGAGCTGCAATCAACTTCCTACGTTCACTAAGGGATATGCTTGCTGGTAATGCTCGGTCTTCAATCAACATGACTGTCAAGTGGGACGGAGCTCCAGCAATCTTTGCTGGTATAGACCCAGAAGATGGTAAGTTCTTTGTTGCGAAGAAATCAGTATTTAATGTAAACCCAAAACTATATAAAACAACACAGGAGATTGACGATGACCTTTCTGGAACTCTTAATTCAAAGTTTAAAGTTGCTCTTGAAGAGCTTTCTAAACTTGGTATCAAGGGTGTACTACAAGGTGATCTTATGTTTACCGATGATGTATCAACGGAAACTATCGAAGGTACTAAGTATTATACTTTTCAGCCTAACACTATTGTTTATGCTGTATCTGTTGACAGTGTATTAGGAAGTACAATTAATAAATCAAAGATTGGTATTGTTTGGCACACTACATATACTGGTAGTGCATTACAAGACATGAAAGCTTCATTCGGTGCAGACATTTCTAGTTTAAGAAAAGTATCTAGTGTATGGATGGACGATGCTACTTATAAAGATACCTCTGGTAGTGCAACAATGACTGCAAATGAAACTGCATCAGTAACTAAAGCATTATCCAATACTGGTTCTACTTTCAAGAAAATCAATTCTGTAATGTTGAAGAAGTTTCTTAATCTACAGAATAGTATGACAGGTGCATTAGCTGGTGCATCACTCAAGACGTATAATAATAGTAAGGTTCGTGCTGGTGAAACTATTAAGAATCCTAAAGCACACGCACAGGGATACTCAAAATGGGTTGAAATGTCTATACAGAAACAAATAGACAAAGCAAAGAGTGTAAAAGGAAAAGATAAATACTTACAGATACAAAAAGAATATTTAAGAGAAGTAAATAAACACACCAATAACTTAATACAAGTTATTACATTTCAAAACTATCTAGTTGATGCAAAAATGCAAATTGTAAATAAACTAAATAGTGTAAAGGGTTTGACAGATACTTTTGTCAAAACCGCAAATGGGTTTAAAGTGACTAATCCAGAAGGATATGTTGCTATTGATAGAGTAAGTGGTGGTGCTGTTAAGTTAGTGGATAGAATGGAATTTTCCTTTAACAACTTCACCGCAATAAAGGCATGGGACAAATGAAGACTTTTAGAGAACTAGGTTCTGAACTTTCAGAGTTCAAAGTAATCAGTAAAGCCGCAAGAAAAAAGATGGCTATTCGTATGCGTAGACAAGCACAGTCTTCTTCTTTTAAAACAAAAGTTGCACGAGCAAAACTCAAAGTCGCACCTCCAGAAAAATTAAAACTAAAAGCTAATAAAATGGCCAAACAAAAAATAATCAAAAAATTCTTTCCAAAGTATAATGAATTAGATTTACCAGCAAGATTAAGAACTGATCAAATTATTGCAACAAAATACGGTGGTAGTATTGCAAAAATTGCACAAAAGATTATGCCCAAAATGAAAGCTTTAGAACTTGTAAAAGTAAAGGCTGCGAAGGAGGCAAAAGCAAATGCGTAGTTTTTTAGAAATTATGGAGGCCCGTGGAGATACCGCAGTATTTACATTTGGTCGTTTTAATCCCCCAACAACTGGACATGAAAAACTTATAATGGCTCTTGCAAAACAGCAGTCCAAGAACGCTGGTTCTATCATGTATGTGTATCCATCACATTCTCAGAGTCCAAAGAAAGATCCATTACCTCACGCAAAGAAAATTGCATATATGAGAAAGATGTTTCCAAAGTATGCAAGGAACATCACAGTAAGTAAAGCAAGAACTGCAATCGAAGTTGCAGTCGAGTTATACAAAAAGGGTCACAAGGCAATCGTAATGGTTGTTGGTTCTGATCGTGTACAAGAGTTTGATAGACTTCTTAATGAATATAACGGTGTAGAAGGTAAGAAACACGGTTACTATGGTTTCGATAACATTGAAGTTATTTCTGCTGGTCAACGTGATCCCGATGCAGAAGGTGTTGAAGGTATGTCTGCATCTAAGATGAGAGCAGCTGCTTCTTCTGGTGATTTTGACTTATTCAAAACTGGCTTACCATCTGATTTTAAAGATGGACTACAACTTTACAATGATGTTCGCAAAAACATGGGTATTCGTGAAGAACGTAATATGGGTGAAATGACTGATTTTGAAACACTCAGAGATATGTATCTTACAGGTAAAATATGGAATGTTGGTGATATAGTCGAATCTAATGGTAATGAAGGAAAAGTTATAAGAAAAGGAACAAACTACTTGACATTTGTTTCAGAAGATGGTAAAGTATACAAGACTTGGTTACATGACATTGTGGAACGAGATTATAGAAAAGAATACGACAATTATCAAGGACAACCAGAACAGATTGCAAGACGGTCTTCTAGAAACAAAGCTCGTAGAATTATGGGCAATAAGATAGTAGATGGTATGGATGTAGGACATAGAGACAATGATCCTATGAATAACGACCCTACCAATCTAAAGAACGAAGACCCATCTGATAATCGTAGAGAACCAAGATTACGAGAAGTAAAACAAGATAAAGATGTTGAGGACAAAGAGGGTACGCAACCAGCAAAGTATTATGCTGGAGATATGGCAAAGTCTACTAAAGATAAAAGAGATGCACACTTTAAAGCAAAGAAATCAAGCCCTGCGCCAGGCGATGCAACTGCAAAGACAAAACCATCTGTTCACACCAAGAAATTTAAACAGATGTTTGGTGAACTTAGTTTGTCTTTGAGAGACTTACAAAAGAGTGGTTTAACAATACCCCGAAATGAGATAGATAAACTTAAAAAAGAATTAGCAGTCCTAAGAATAAATGTAGATAAAAAAGTTAGTATGGAAGTACTAGACAAAGATGCAGATGCTGGTGATTACATAGATGATTTCGCAAAGTCTGATGCACCACAGTTTAAAGGTAAGTCCAAAGAAAAACGTAAAGATATGGCAGTTGCTGCATACCTTTCTAAAAAAGATGAAGCAGTATCTCCAGCACAACAAGCTGCAATTGCAATATCTAAAAAAGAACGTGGTGAGAAACCAAGGAAAGAAGCAGTAATTAGTGAAAAGATTGAAGGTCTTGCAAACAAAGCAGAAAAGTCTGGTATGCCTTATAGTATTTTAAAGAAGGTATATGATAGGGGAATGGCTGCTTGGAAAACAGGTCATAGGCCAGGAACTACTCCACAACAATGGGCATTTGCAAGAGTTAATTCATTTGTCACTAAAAGTTCTGGTACATGGGGTAAAGCAGATGCTGATCTTGCAAAACAGGTTCGTGGAGAATCAGTTGTAGGTGAAAGTCTTTGGGATAATATCAGAAAGAAGAAAGCAAGAATTGCAAAGGGTTCTGGTGAAAAGATGAGAAGTAAAGGTGACAGGGGAGCCCCAACACCTAATCAGATCAAAAGAGCAAGTGAAGATTTAAATGAATGGGGCGAAGTCACAGAAAAAGATGATAAAAGCGGAAAAGAACTAAATAATCCTACAAGGGGTGATGTAAAGAAATACAAGGTTTATGTCCGTAACGATAAAGGTAATGTGGTCAAAGTAGAGTTTGGTGATCCAAATA